ATAATTGTTATCGATGGAATATGCTGAGTTACAGCCGTAAGCATAGATAATGACTTTACAATACCTACTGAATGGCCTTCTGGCGTTTCTACGGGACACATGAATCCCCACGAAGTTCCGTGAAGTTTGCGAGGAGCCAGAAGCTTACCTGATTTCTCGACTGGAGTCTGGATTCGGCGCAAGTGGCTTATTGTTGCAGAATACGACAGACGATTCAGAACTTGTGAAACGCCAACTTTTGTAGCATTACTTGCAGAAGATGTTGTGCCTAATCCCTGTACTGCAAAATTACCCGTAGCCAATGCCTGTTTCAGTTTACCTTCAATTGTTGAAACTTTCAAAATCTTGTAAAGGTTATTTACGTTCAATACATCAAGAGGACGCTCTTTCTTCTTCCAATTATCATTATTAACTTCATGTACAAACTTGCTTCGAATATCTTTTCCAACTTTCTGGAATAGCTGGCGAAATAAATGGGTGAGAAGAGCGCCTGTACTTACTACCCGCTTATTTGGATATGAATCGCGATCATCTATTTCCATAATTCCCATTTCAGTAAGAAGTAGACGTCTAATAATTGAACACAGTAGAACAATCTTACGTGCCTCAAAAGTTTTCTGCGGAATTACCTCTCCTCCGAACTTTACATGAGGAAGAAATTCAGTATCAAGAAGAGTTCGCGCATATGCAGATTTATCTTCAAGAGTCGTTGAGTATTGGAATCGATGAGTCAGAAAGGTTATTGCCTCTTCACGTGAATACACTTTTGCATCTGCACACTCCTTGAAAGATGCTGCCAATTTTTCTACATAAGGATGATCTTCTGATCCCCAAATAAGTTTAGAAATATCACGATCATTATCAATTCCAAAAGCTCTGAAAATTACTACAAGAGGAATATCTTCAACAAACCTCGGAATACATACACATAAAGGGTATCCAAGACCGTTAAATTTTGTCATTATGCGAACTTCTACTTTCTTCGGAGGAGTAGTGAATGATTCATGTAGAGACTTCATTTCTGCAGAAAATGCGTACTTGGTCATCTTCTTGGTATGGAAAATCATAATCTGGTTATCTGCTACTTTCTCTTGGCTCAGGATAGTTCGCTCACTTCCGTGAATTAAGAAGTATCCGAAAGGGTCATAAGGGCACTCTCCAATTTCTTCTTTCGATAGGGGAAAGTCTTTCATAATGCAAAGAGAAGATCCAAGCATAACAGGGATTTTACCTAGAGAAACTCCTTCGAATACTTTAACTTCTTCGTCAAATTCTTTGAATGTAGGAGCCTTGTAGGTTCGGGCAGTAAATCGAATGTCCGAAAACATTTGGGCGTTATATGTGAAATTTCGAGTACGTGCATCTTGCGGAAACATTGGTTTAATACGTCCAGTAGCTTCTTGAATTCGAGGTTTCATATATGTAACATTTTCAAAAGATAGCCGAAACTCATACTTGTATTTCTTAGTAGCTTCGTCTTGTTCATGCCAAACTACAATTGGGGTTGTAGATGATACAATCAATGGAATTTTATTATTAATGAAATCTTCGAATGATTCTATTTGATGATCTACTAATTTAGAAACCCCATCTTTTTTAAAATACGAGGAAACGGCTTTCCAATCCATAGTATCTATTTGAGGGAATCTACAAGTAAATACATTTATTCGTTTTCTAATAAGAATGGACAAGATAAAAATCGTCAAGCTCGATCAAGTTTCGGAAGCCCCAAAAGTTGTTGAAAAACAGAAAGCAGGAAAACACTCTAAAACAATGAAAACGTTCCCTAGGGGTGTAATAAAACGTATTACTGCTAAAATTATTCCAGTTTCAGATCCTGCAAAATCCCCACCTTTTAAAAAATCGATGAGGAAACACACTATACGTATATTTACACCTCTTGGCGAAAAACGTCGTCAAAAAACAATCAAGAAGCGAGTTTCTCGAATGTCCGATAAACAGGTTACTTCTCTTATAACAAAACACAATCTTCTGAAAAATGAGTCAACACCATCCCGTATTAAACGAGAAATGCTGGCTGGGGCAATGTTGGCAGGATTCATTTCCGAACCATAAATAACTGGAAATGGCTACCAAAATTTGGGGACCTCTTGGATGGATGACTCTTCATTCAATTTCACTCATTTATCCAGAAAATCCCTCTTATGCGGATATAGAAATACTGAAAAAGTTCATGTCATTATTTGCGGAAACAATAACATGTCCAGACTGCAAACAACATTTTACAAGGATATTCGATTCGTATAAGACAAGAAATCCTTCTTGGTTCATAAGTCGACGCGAATTTTTTCTGTTTGTTGTAAGAGCTCATAATAGTGTCAATACTCGCATAGATAAACCTCGAATTCCTACAGTTGCAGAAGCTATATCTACTATTAAACGTAATACGGTTGTAACTAGTGGAACATCTTATAGAAATAGTTATATTAATTATCTTATCAGAAACTGGTCATTAGAACAGTCTGGTGAAAGTTTTATAATGAAGCATTCTGCTCGAGAACTTCAAAAAATAAATAATGAATATTGGTCTCCGCGAGATACTGGATTCCCAGATATAGTTATTCCCGAAGAAGATATTTTAACACCTATTATCGATGTTCCAATGCGTCAGAACTACTTTACAGGTCATCAAGTTCAAATATCTACTAAAATGCCAACTCATGTTCGCGTATCATTTATATCAAAGCAACTGAAGTCAGTTGGCAAGTAGGATTCCAAGGAAGAGAAATACGTGGTTTCATTTCCCAATCGTGTCTTTTTAACCAAGGATTTCTAGTTTCATCATGTATTTCATCAACATACTTTACTTTGCGTCTTGTTCGGCGCAGTGAAGCCCCTGGCATTATGAAATGTAATTGATCGGCAACAGTAAAATTTAATCGACCTTTTTCAACACTACTCTCAGCATATAAAACAATATCTGAGATTAGGGGAGCATCTGCGTAAGGGTAGTACCAGTGCCAATTTATAGGAGCATTATCTTTGAAATAGAACATTGTCCAGTGGAATGTTTTCCAGAAAGCTTCTACCACTTTTTTTGAATTAAGAACTCCATCTAAAATGTGAACACTGTACTTTCTTGAAATAAGAGAATCGTCTTTTCCTAGAATCATTTTTTCTTCAGGTCTGTTCCGTTTACTGATTCTTTCTCTAAGAATACTGAACTCTTTTGAAGCACAGTATTTCAAGAAGATGTTTCTTCCATTTGAAGTTAGAAGATTAGGCTTTCCGCACTTTGTGTAAAAATCAAGAGCACGATCGTAGCCTTCTTCCCGCAAAGAGAATATCCCTAAATTCGGCATGAAGTCATTTCCAAAGCACAAAATTGAAAGAGCCATATATTGGTCAATTTGAAGAGGAAGTTGAGACGAAAGACCCCAAATATCCAAAGAAGCAAACTCTGCAGATTTGAGACTTGGATCATTGAATTCAGCCGATTCTCGAAGAAGGTGCATTTTTCCAGGCTCAGATAATCCCTTGTTCTGCAAGCAAATAAGAATCAAGTCAGCATCAAGGCCGTAAATACAAATACTTTTACGGTCAGAGGGTTTCAATTTACGAAGCTCATTCATCAATTTATGTTCGCCTTCTCCTGCTTCGCTCGTTCGGCTAAGAATAGCGCTTGGAAAACGGGAGGCTACAGCAGTTTCAAGTTCGCGCATATATGCCGTTTCAGGCGAAATCTGGTTACGGTCAAAAATTCCTTCCTCTTTAGAACGCATACGACGATATCTTTGCTGAACTATTTTTGCATAAGGAACCACTCCGTCAAGAGCAATGATAACTTTCTTGGCAATAATGATATTATCAAGAATGTATGTTATTGCTTTAATCACTGACTGAACTGGATCTTCATCTTTTAGGTAACGATGAATCAAACAATTAAAATCAAACCCTACAACATCTACTTCTAGTTTTTCGACAGTTTTTGTGATTCCACGATGAGATCGAATTAAACTTACAAAGTAAAAAGGAATGCCCATTTATGTTTAGAAGTAAGTTAGGTTAAAGTTAAAAAACCTCCCGTCAGGAGTAAACCAAGATCTCAATCTTGCGTTTTAAAGAATTCATAATAGTTACATTTTTCTAATAATAATATTTACCTAGCTATAGATCAAGATTTTCTAATTCTAATATTTAAGTGTTTTCTTTGCTTGGAATATACTGTTTTGACTAAAAAAATCCGTTTTTATAGAAGTAAAAAAACTGGAACTGCATAATAAATGTGGTACTGGGCAGCTCTTATTGCAGTTCTTGGAGCAGTGATTTATGGATACACCCTTTCTTCTAAGCTTCAACTTTCGGATAAAGTAGGAGGATGCTCTTCATGCCCTTCGCAAAAAAATGAACTATAGTAATAAATGGATATTCTTAGCAGTATTCTGAGCCTGGCTTTATTTGCAATGTTCGTGCCAGGCGTTCTTTTTACATTCCCATCGCGCGGAAGCCGTACAACTGTCATTGTAACTCATGCTATTGCATTCATGGTTGTAAATACTATTGTCATGCGCTATTATTGGATTAACATTAAGGGTCATGAAGACATGATGAATTATGGAGTTACGTGCCCTAATGGATTTGTCCCAAATCATGATAAAGGTGCAAACAATGGAGAAGAGTGTATTCCCGCAGGCCAAGCAACATATGCTCCAACTGGAAGTGTCCCAGTAATACCAGAATCTTCGCAATAATATAAGTAATGGAGACCTTTCGAGGTAAAAAAGTTATAATTCCCAGATCTAGAAATTGGAAAGTCATTGATCTTACCGACAAGTATTCGCTAACCCAGCGTCTTTCTTGTCGTGTTGAAGATGGTCCAAGACCTATTGATCTTTGGAAAGAACATCCTAAATGGACGTTACAAGAACTTCAAAAACATGTCCGAGTGTGTACATTGTATCCGTTTGATGTTGGAATGACCGTTCTAAAAATGTTCAAACCTAAGAAGTGGCTAGATCCTACTGCAGGTTGGGGCGATAGATTAAGATGTGCAATTGAGTACGGTTGCGAATATTTGGGCGTAGACACCAATTCTTCCATGCAATCTGCATATAAAGCTATTGTAGATGATATTGGAGGAGGCGATCACAAAAAGTACCGAGTTAAAGAAGGAAAGTTTCAAGATGTACGAATTGTTGGAAAATATGATTTGATATTTACAAGTCCGCCATTTTACACTTTTGAAAAATACGATAATATGGCAGATTGGAAATCAGTTGAAGAGTTTATGAGAGAATTTTTAATTCCTCTTTTTAAACGTTCAGTGGCTCATCTTGCAGAGAAAGGTCATATTGTACTTTATATTGAGGATAAGCCTGATTCACCATTTATTGATTTGATGAAAGAACACGTTAAAGATGCACATCCAAAATTAGAATATCAAGGAGCGTTTTATTACGAAGGAGCTAGTGGTAAATTCCGACCTTATTATGTCTGGAAGCTAGAATGAAAACTGGGTTACTAATAAATGCAGAAACTTTTACTTATTTTATTGGCTGTACTCGCATTTATTGTGTTTGTACTTCCGCGATTAGAGGGATTCCATAACCCTTCTACGAAAGTAAATCATCCTTGCCCCGAAGGGTACAAGCAGTGTCCAAGCGGAGATTGTGTCCTTGCAGCAGATGTGCATGGCGGCTGCCCCGCATAAAACGAATTTTGTTTAACAAATACAATTCATGAAAAAATGATAATTGAAACTAGTGAAGAAACACATCCGAAAACGGGAGCCAAACGGGTCCTCGTTTACGAAGATGATAGAACATTGATCATGTTGTCAAAGAAATTCTACGAAGGTGAAGAAGATGAACTTGAAGAGTATCTTCTTCTTTATTTCGATGAAGTGATATTCGGAGAAGAATGTGACGGTCCTCAAGACGGTTAACAAAAACGGATTTTTAATTTAAAAGATTTGATCTTTCAACAACAAGATGTCTACGTTTACGCACGAGACGCTTCGAGGCCTCATGAAGTCCACCGATATACCAGAGCTCACCGCTGCCCTGAAGACTCTCGATTCTGATATCGAAGATCTCCAGGAAGTGATGGATGATCTGAAGTCGAGCCTGGACAAGACGTACAAGACCAGTGGTCTTTCGTACCGTGAGCACTATAAGAAGACCTTTGAGATCAATTTTGGCAACTCCGATGAGGGTGTGCCCGAGTATGGTCTCAGCCCAAAGGTCGGACTGAAGCGCCTGCGTTTGATGCAGGACAGAATCAAGGAGTACCTTAAGAAGAATACCGATGAGACGCACCCAGGTGCGCCGACTGCCGAAGAGGCAGAGCGCGAGCAGGATGCCATCGAGATGTCGATGGATTCTATCGTGGGACTAAAGCTGGCTGAGCTTATCGAAGATGATAAGCGTCAGACCGAGCACGAGGAGTCCCCCGAAGAGAAGATCCATGAGCTAGTGCACGAAGATGCCACCATGCGCAACAACTTGCGCAAGATCGAGCTCATCGACTTAATAAATTCCAATATGAGGGAGCTGATGCTTCTTTCGTACGGAATCTGCTAAAGGATAACTTTTTTACCATCCTGGCTCGTCTACTGGAAAATTGTCAGCTTTTCGCTCAAGATATACTTTTTTAATTGACTTTGGATTAAAGTATTTTCGAATAGTATCGTCAACAGTTGGAATGTCAAACTTCTTGCATGAAAAAACATCAAGGTACATGTCGTCTGTTTCTTCTACAAAGTGGGCACAAATGTTCGAGGTCTCAATAAGTTGTACGAGTGTATATCCTTTTTTGTTCCCAGATCCAAACATGACAATTTGAGGTAAGCCGTAGGGTACCATGTCAATGCGCTGAACAAGTTCTTTGCTGAATGAGTGAATATTTACGGCGCATCTAATCGACCGTGGGGCACATTTTGAAATATCGGCAACAAGATGGTAGCCCCAGCGATTAATAATAGTCATTAATTTTGAAATAGAAATTCTTTCTCCGCGTAATAACATAAAATGCTGAAGTATGTAGTTCTTGCCGTTCTTTTCTTTGCGCTCGTGCCTGGCGTCCTCGTTAGCCTTCCATCCCCAAGCTCGTCCCTCCATGTCAAGGCGGCTGTCCACGGGGTAGTGTTTGCACTTGTGTGGTGCCTAACGCACAAAATGCTTCCCCGTGCCTAAAACGGATGTGGTTAATGTCTTCAATTAAATTTAAAAAATGGAGAATGCACTTCTTGAAGAATATCGTCAAGAAATGTCAGCTCTCAGAAGGGATAAAATAGTTACAACGATAAAAGAAAAACATCCAGAGTTTGCAGACTATACATCCGAAAAATGTTTGGAAATTTATGATGATTGCTTTTCTCTGCGCCAGTCTCTGATTGGAAGCAAAGGTTCAGGTGGATTCTGGGAAAGAATAGCTGAAAGATTGTTTTCTGAATTTGGAATGGTGCGACAAGTACATATAAAGTCAAATGGAATTATATGCGAAAGCGGAGGCCATCATATTGTAGATATTGTGCTAGGAAATCCAGTTACTGGAAATAACATATCAGACTATATAGTTATTTCTTGTAAAACAAGCGCTAAAGACAGATGGGCACAGGATATGTGGTCACTTATTCATGTGCCAAAACTTTATGTCTTAATGGTCGTAACAGATGATTATCCTTGCAGTGAAAAGTTCGGAGAATCTGAAATACGTAAAATATATACTCTCACACCTAAAAAAGCAGACGATAGAAAATACAAGTTAAAAATGGAAGAATTACTAGAAGAAATCACACGGATCGTATAAATTCCCATTTGAGATAATCGCAAATCTTCTGCCATATCTCATCATGTGAAATAAGACGATCTCGGCTTTTCAGCAAAGGAAAGTATACTTTGTATTCATCTAGTTCAAGTAGTTCGAAAAATTTATAAAGAATGTAAGAATACGAAAGAAAGTTTGTTCGGTCATCAGGACAATAAATAAGAAAAGGAGCTTGTATTTCTTGAAACATTGTTCGTATTTTTTCTTCAATTTCAGGAGTTATGGTTGGAGGAGGGTTACCATTCAAGCGTGAAATAATATGCGTACCGTGCTCGTAATACTTGGACCTTCCTATCTTTTTCAAAATTTCGCGTATTTCCTTTTCGCCTAACTCAGCAACATTTTGAATCCTGCGTTTCTTTATTTCGCAAATAACTTCGTTCATAACTTCTACGGGAATGATAGTAGATTCCTTTCCTTGGAACTGGTTCAGAATTTCATTAAGATGATTGATTTTTTTGTAAGCATAATTATTTCGTTCTTTAGGAGGATCTCTAAAAGAAGGAATGTCGGAAACAACTAACATGTATTCTTCTGATCCACAAGAAGGACAAAACAAAATACCTTCTTCAGAAGATTCTTCTCTTGCAATATTACACTTTGTACAATGTTCGGTAGGTGCTTCTTTTACTTCAACTGTTCCCGTATTAAGTTTCATTCGTGACGAAAACTCATCAAACAAAGTTTTCTTGGAACTTCCTGATGTTTCAGCCATCAAAAACTTTACAAAAGTTTTCTGATCTGCAAGATTAACATAACTATTTTGCTTTTCTCCAATGCCGTAATACTTCAGCATGATGTCTGCATTTTTTAAATAATAGTCAACAACTGGAGATTTTGATTCTAGTTTTTCTGTCAGTATTTTTTGTTCTTCTGTTAGTTTTGAAGCTTTCAAAATATCTTCCAAACTGGTAGATCCGCTAGCTAATTCCTTGGATATTTCTTCAAGCCGTTCTTTTATTTTAGAAGGGTTGTTTTCCTCATACTGCAAAGTCGAAACGATTGTCTGATGCATTGAGTCCATCGTACCAGACACCACTTTTTTAGAGAAAGGCGTATCACGAACTTTTTTAATTCGAAATATATCATTCATTTTCACTTACTCTTTTAAAAACTTTAAACGTCTATTTCATCATAAATAGAAATACAAGAATACCGATTCCTACGAAAGTGGGAATTGGAGAAACACCTGAATAATTTTCAAAAGGTTCAGAAGTACACTGAGACGCATCTACTTGCGTGCAATGTGTGGAACTGTAATCAGGACTTAGAGTTGTAGTCAAAAACCGAGAAGATGCACCAGTAGTAACGTCACACTTATAGCATTCGCACTTTGGAGAAGAATCTGCCATTAGTGCATTCATCATGTACATCGGATTAAGACCTTCAATATCACCAATGACTCCAGGAATAAGACCATTAGCTCCCGAACCAATTTCAGTCATTCCTGCAGGAAGAATACCTCCAGATGGTTTGTTATTGATATAATTGTACCGTGATTGCGAAGATCCATCGGGAGCAATACACGTTCCGCCTGTATTTACAAAAAATTGGTTTCCAAGTGGTGGATCTCCATCGATCATTGTGGAAACATATGTTCCAATACCGCTCAAATTGGTACCAAGCTGTGAAAAGGTTCCTGCAGATCCGATTCCAAGAGAAGAGGGGCCAGGAATGTTATCGGCATAACTGTAAGAAGGCCCCATCATATCGGTCTGAGCACTATCTGGATTGCTGGAAATATCAGACCAAAGAGAGTTGGAGCCTAGATCGCTCATTATCTCTATTATGCAGAATTAATGCAACTTGTTTCTCGAATGTCGTGTTTGAAAGAGCACATGGTCTTTGTTTGAGAATAATGCGCCGAAGGGTTTCAAATGGAAACCCAAACTTCTTACATGCAAAAAGCAAAGCCATAAATCCGCTCCTGTTAATCCCGCACTGACAATGAATGTAAATAGTTCGAGAGTACGGTTCTTCCAAATATCTGTTAATTGTTTCTTCAAAGAGAGGATACCATTTCATAATATCTTCACTTAAACTGTCAATAGCTTCTAAACAAATATAACTCGAAGGATACTTTTCACGAAACCAACTGGGACTATCCTTATCAAATGCACAATTTATCACATGCGTTATGTTGTGCGCTTTCACAAATCCAGGACTCAAATAAATTCCAGGCCCAAAAAGAATTCGCGGGTGTATTTTAGCGGGTGGTTCATTTGCCCAACCTCTACGTTTATTTAGCCAGCTCATTGCTTTGTTATTACAAATTAGTTGCTCGAAAACGAAAACAATTTAGTCTAGTTAAATCTCAATAACAAAATGGCGTTCGAGACGTGCTTTAGGAAGGGATTTCACTTTCACAGGGCCGAGATTTCGAAGCATGGCAAGGTGATTGCTGAGTCAAGGAATAGGATTGGGTCTCGTGCTCGCGGATGCGGGTGGGGAGACCAGACAATTCATGCAGAACGGGCAGTCGTGAAAGATCTAGGAGATACTTCACGACTTCGCGGGTGTGTATTGAAGGTCGTTCGCATAACTGCTGATGGCAGAATTGCCAATTCGAAGCCGTGCGATAGTTGTATTAAATTCTTAGAAAAGTGCATCAGAAAGTATGGGCTTCTAAAGGTTCTTTACTCAAACGAGAGAGGATCCGAGAGTTCCTACAACATAAGCGATGGCCACTGCCACTGCCGCTAAGATAGCGGCGCCCATGTACGAAGGCACACCGCCCGACGTATAAGTGTTTGGAATGTACTGAAGGATCAGACTGCGAGGTGTCGAGAGCGACACTATCATTGCAGCCAAGAAAAATCCAAAGTACATTACTAAATTTTTAAATGCATGTCGAATCGTGCTGAACATATGGTAATTGCTCTTGAGCGTTGCTGCGGGTTTATTTGGGGCAGAACCAACTGGCGAAATAAAAGGATCACCCCCTCCCGTAACAATGGGTGAAAACGTAGTCGACTGTGGCAGATTCTGGACGGGGCCCGATCCAAGAAGATCACTCAAGTCAGTTGCTCCGTCTGCCATTTATTTAGAAGACGGTAAATCACACTGAGTATCCTCCGCAGTGTAGACATAGCACTTATTTCCAAACTTGACTGGTTTATTTACGTAATCAGATACGCTAGATTCAAGCTTGTACTTGTAGTCAAACGGCTTGTGAAAAAATAAGACAGTGACCCCAAGTCCAATAATAAACGAAAGAACGGGGCCCGCTTTTTCACTCCTTAAAATTTCAAATATTTTCAAGAGCATCTCTTATTATCCGCATGGAACTTCTTTTGCATTTAAGTGAACACATCCCAGCGGTGTATTGAATTTGTTCTCTTTACCTGGTTCTGGATTTCCTGCTTGAATTCTTGGAGGAGGCGTAAATACCGAAACAACCAGAAATCCCACAATGACTCCAATAAAAATCCACAGAAGGGATATCATATTGCATTTATCATGTTAAATAAATTTAAAAGGTCCGAATGTACATGATACCGCTTAGATAATCAATGTAAAAATCTCCAACGCGAGAACTTGGAGGGGCATAGGTTGCAGGAGCCCCCGTAGATCCAAAGATTAAAGTACCACGTTCACCTGCCGAGCTAAATACAGTATTGCGAAGAATAGTTGCTGACTTAAATGACGAATCAAGAAAGTAAGTTTTTCCTTGCATACGTGAAATAACTCCTGGATCAGTTACAGTTAATTGAACCTCTCCATCTATTAGGAATTGAAGTTTCGAAGAATCGTAAATAATCGAAAGAAGTGCGTTATTTTTTACACCTGGCTGCCTAAAAACAGTTCCAGTAGTTCCATGGTCGTAGAACGGAACAAAGCCAGTTGTTCCAGTGCAGTACCATGCAGCAGAAAATTCTGATGGGCTAAAGGTTGAATTATAATCATAGCCAGTATCTCCCAGACCAAATAAGAATTCAGCTTGTCCGTTGTAGCTTAGCGTACTAACAGTTGCAGTAGGGAATCTTTGGACCGATCTTGTTACTGGGTAATAAGATCCACCCCTTGATCCAAGTGTAAGAACATCTCCAGAATTAGTAGCTGGGAAAATTGTTGATGGTTGTGTACCATAGTACGGGATCCACGCACCTTGTCCTGGAGTTCCATTAGAGCCGTTAGAGCCATTAATTCCATTACTGCCCGAACCGTTACCAATAACACCTCCAGTAGAAAGTGTAACATTAGCAGAAGCAACTGCATAACCAGAGCCATTTACTACTCCAGTAGCTCCAAGCCACGTTAGGTTGTCATATGAGTATACGATTGAAGATAATCCAGCACTTACGCTACCGACTGCTGACCAAAGTGTACCATTCCATTCAACGCCATACAAAGAACTTGTTCCAGAAGCCGATGAAATTCCAGCACTAGTCCATGCAATACCATCTGCAGACTCGTATATCGTATACGTACCCGCCGCAGTATCTTGACCGACTACAATAAACTTAGTACCGTTCCACTGAACCGATTGTCCGTTAAAATTTGCAAATCCAGTAGAATTTATCCATTCAATTCCATCAGTAGAGTACTGAATGGAATTTGCACCAGGACCATCTCCGACGGCAACGTAAACTCTTCCGCTCCAAGATATATCTCTGGGAGTTTGAATCGTAAATCCAGTTATTCCAGTAGATGTCCAAGTATACCCATCTAAAGATGATAATATGCGAGATGCTCCTGGCAGTTGATTCGTACCAACTGCCAACCACTCGAACCCATTCCAAATTGCAGAGTAGCCAATAGATGTAAAGTTACTACCAATACCTGCACTCGTCCATACAAGACCATTAGTTGACCGAAGCATAGAGTTAGTGCCACTTCCATCTACTGCTCCAAGACGCAACCAATAGCTACCGTTCCATGAAATTTTATTCCCAACTGGAGAAGTTGGGCCAGTAACGCCTTGTCCAGACCAAGTAATACCATCAGTAGATGTAACAATAGTACCCTGAAACGTTGAATTAGCGCCAGTGGCACCAACGGCTACCCATCTAGTTCCATTGTAAAAAACTCCATTTACAGTGCTTAGCTGATCGCCAGAAGTTTCTGCCCAAGAGACTCCATCATTTTCGGAATAAATAAGTGAAGTTGTTCCAAACGTTCCAAACCCATTACCACCAACTACCATCGTACGAGCTTCTTGCGAAGCAGACTTACCCGCTGCACCAGTGGCACCAGTTGCACCTGCACTACCACTTGCACCCGTAGCACCAGGGGCACCAGTGGCACCTGTCGAACCAGCTTCACCCGTAGAACCCGTAGCACCCGTAGAACCATCGGCACCCGTAGAACCAGTTGCTCCCGTAGAACCACGTTCACCTGTCGAACCAGTTGCACCAGTTGCTCCCGTGAAACCGCTGTTGTCTCCCGTAGGACCGCGCTCACCAGTCGGACCTGTGAAACCACTATTAGGACCCGTAGGACCCGTAACACCTTGCAGACCTGTTGCACCTGTCGGGCCGAATAGATTTGTTACGGATGCCCACGTCGCCATTTAAGATTTTTTTAACATTAAAATTAAGAAAGTTTAACGTATAGCTGTCCCGTTTCTGTATTTAAAAAAATATCCCCGATCGTTGGATTTGGAACTGGGCCTTGAGGGTTATCAATATCTGTTCCATAATAAAATGCACTACCTCGAACACCTGTAGGTCCCGTAACTCCACTTCCAGCAACAAATTCAGACCAATTTGATTCAGCATTTGGACATGCTCCCGTATTTACATCCCGACTTTCTCCCACCAATAAACTGTACTGGTAATATCCCCCAGAATTTCT